AGAAATGCGCTTAAAACAAATGTTCTCGGCTTGTATAAATTACCGTATAGTGTTACTAGTAGTAGCGTGGGCGGTTATAAAATAACATTAAATCAAGTAAGAGAAAACTTTGATTGTAGGGATGATTCCTTTTTGAAGATAGGAGATTCACTTGTAGTTAGAGGAGACTATTATATTATTTCTGCGATTGCTGCCCCAGATAATTCGGCTAAAACCCAAACATTAACTGTAAACAAAATAAGAAGAGTGGGTGATTCAACTTATTCAAATATGTCATCCATTGATTCTTTTACTTCTGAAGATGTTTTTATTAATTCTTGGAATGGGGTTTTAATAGGAGATTTACCAATAGATACTGAAGCAGTATATAGTAATAACACATTTCAACGATTAATAATAAATGGAAACACAATCTCAAAAGATAAAACATCCCTAAGTAAAAACAAAGTAGTAATACTAGCGGGCGAGTTTTCTGGAATAGATATTCCAATTGATTATGGTAATTCAGTAACTAATCATATTAAACTTAAAGAGCCTAATAAGCAATTATATATTCCAGATTCGATATCTTCTAGTAATAATCCTTCTTTCTTGAATTATTTAACAGGGGCTTATTCAATAGATGAAGAAGTATTTTCAGGTACAGTTGATAATAGCATTCCTATTAATGAAGGAGGCGCACCTTATTATTCTATTAACGGTAGAGATAAATTATCTAGATTGTTGGATAATACAATAAGTAAAAATCTAGGTTATACTAATGAGTTAATACATTCTAGTTTAATACCCATGTTTACTAATACTATTACTATACGAACATCTAGTGCTATTGCAACAACACTCAAAACAATTACTAGTTTAGATGCTGCCTCTCTTAAGAAATACGATTTATTATTCAAGTTTGCAACAATGGAATTGATAGGAGAAGTACACAGTGTTTCTGGTAATGTAATAACTATGATGGATGATGCTTTAGTACAAAACACATCAGGAGTATCTATTAAAGCAGTTAGTTTAACTAACAGCACAACCAATAAGTTTCACTTTTCTGGTGTTAAATCTATAAATACGAATCCTGAAGGTTCTTCTAAACAAACTGATTTGATTTCTGCGGGAGATAAAGGGTTAGTTTTTATTGATGGAGATGAATTAATATATGATACTAATAGAGGTCAATCCACTAAAAACTTAGCATACTCTTCTTCTCAAGGTAGTTATCAAGAGAATAAGACACTAGGGTATGATGTTACAGGAGTTAGAGGTATAACAAACAATGATGCTAGATTTGCATTTAAAATTGGAGACGAGAGTACACCTACGGTTACTGAAATATCTAAGATAGTCCCTTCTTCTACTAATTATTATTCTATATTAGATATAAGCACACAAGATGGTTCTGATAATACGCTTACAATTGCTCCTACTTTTCCCGTAGTTTTAGCAAGTATTGAATTAAATAGTAATGATAATCGGTTTAGTAATGAAAATGAAGCGTACATGTATTTCTTAAACAGAAACATACCTAGTGGTGGATATATTCACAAATTAAGAGGGGAATATGGTGGAGAAAACTATACTCCTAGTTTGACATTTAAATACCATGATTTACAGCAGTTTAGTTCGGGTACATTATCAAAAACAAATACCTATGATGGACATAATTCAATATATAATAGTTTAAGAGATTTGACAATAAATGGTTCTGCTCCGGTATATGGAATAAAAGGATATTCAAATACATTATACAATACAGCAGAAATGGCCAATCGAATAACTAATGATATGACTCCAATAGAAGGTAGTAATATTATTGATTCGGAATACCATGAGTTCTACAAAGAAAAAGAGAGCAATTATAAGTTTAAATTATCTGATAATTCTAAAATAACTCCTCCTAGTCAGTTTGTTAAAGGATTAACGGTTGATACATTAGGTTATGCAGGAGCAAATTATACTGGTAACTTGGCCATAGAAACCGCAAATATACCTAACTCAGAAGGCCCAACTAACGTGGTTCAAAATGGTAGCCGTTATTTAATAAATATAGACCCTAAAGTTAAAAATTATGAATTAATGGCCGTTGGTGATATATACCCAGAATCTAAACTAAGACATAATCACTTAGGGTTTAGTAGTAAACCATTTGCTTCTTATGGAATGTTATTAGAATCTAATCCAACTAAAGGTGATACAATATCTCATAGTAATTACACCGGAACTACAAAAGAAACAGTATTAAAAGATAGCAATTATCAAACTGCTAAAATTAATAGTGCATCTATTTCTACTAATGAAATTAAAAGGTGGGGAGTTATGAGATTAGTAGAAGCCACATATGATTGGCACTTTAATCCGGTAGATGCTGAAACCATGCCTAAAACTTCTAGCATACCAACAATACCTAACTTTCAATATTGGAGATTTAATGAGCCTGTTCAACCAACAACAGCCAACGGAACTGCGATTACTTATGTAGATTCAGATTATGATGAAGGAGAATTATTTTTTAAGACAAATACTAATGTAGAATCTTCATCTAATAGACAAACTGTTACATTCCAACCTTTCGATGCATTATATAATGCAACTTCGGGTAATCTTATTGCTATGTATAAAGGAACATCAAATGTATCTTTATATGGCGCAAATGATTCTTCTAATTATACTAGTAGTGATTGGGTTCTGTATACGTTATCAGGTGCTAATATGCCCTTATATGTATTAAGAGCAGAGTTTACACTTAATTCAAATAGTGCAATTGCTTATAATCACTACTGGCCTGGACTTATGCCATTCAATCTTTATTCTGATACAGGAAAAGGAATAGACACATTAGCAGAAGACCCAATTAAAATGACTAACGTATATCTTGCTAGAGAACCAATAGAAAAACCTTATTTTGATTATAATATACTTACAGGAGGTATAGGCAAAGTATTTGACCCACAGAATATACTAATTCCTTTAATTTCTAGAGTAGATAGAAATAAAGATGACACAGATAAAAAATACTACGCAATATCTGCATGGCATGATACTGAACAATGGGAACATAGTAGGTCTAATTTTACAGGTAATGATGCTCCTACTTATTATCACATATCAAGAGTAATGGATGCTTTAGCACAAGAAACCTTCGATGCTGATTTAAGTGTCTCAAATCAAAATACAAAACCTAGAGAATATTTGATGGGGTTAGGACACATTTATGATAATTGTACTGCTATATTCAGAGATATAAAAAACAGTTTTGATGCTATGGAATATAACTTAGATAATGTTTCTGCACCTTTGGATTTGGCTTCATTGTCTGAATATTCCATTTTTGAACCCTCTACTATGGATAGTGAACAAGACCAACATGGTTTGAATGTTATGATAAAAAGAAAAGGTAAAAATGCATCATTTGTAGGTACTAGAACAGTAGAACGTATTCTAAAAGATGAAGAAGGTAGGGATGCACCAATAAGAACATCACATCATCAGGATAACGATGAAAATACAGGTGAATTATTTAATGCTCAAATGTTTATTAAACCTAAGTTTAATTTATTGGGTGCAGGGACAGGGACTCTTGCTAGTAAAGGATATTATCATTCGGTTAAGACTTTAAGATTTAGTATGAATGATAACTCTACTCATAATTGGTTAGCATTTGTTAACAACTTAGAAGGATACTATTTAGTTTCAGATAAACTAAGTAATAGTCATTTACCGTATAGTGCAATAACCACTACAACATCAACAAGTTTAGCAGGTAATGCTACTTCTATTCCTTTGATTGATGCAAGTAATTTTCCAACTTCTGGAAAAATAAGTATGACAGGCACTTACACGATTATAGGTAGCACCCCTACTTCGAGTAATGAAATTATAACATATACAGGAAAAAGCGGAAATACCTTAACGGGATGTGTTAGAAATGTAGCAGGTGATGGGGAAGCAGATGGCGGGTTTTACAATTCAGTTACTAGTGCTAAAGTTAGACTATTGACTGACGTTAAAGAAGGAACTCCTGCTTATATTGGTAGAATAACATCTCATTCAGTAGAATCTGAAAATGCTGCATCAGCAATTGATGTGGCAGGAACAAGTGCTGGAAGTACATCACCTAGAACTAAACACACAATAATTTTAGATAAAATGCTTAACTTATCTACGCATGGACACACTTTTAGATTGATGAGAATTGCTGATACTACTTTCGATGACACCCCTAGTTATTTCAAGTTAAATCATATGTTCGATACAGGATTGCAGTATGATGATACAACTGATAATTTACTAACAGCATCAGAGGGAATAACAAACGAATATAGTGAAAATATTTATTCTATGTTTTTAGTTTCTGATATTGATATTAAAAATGATTATCTAGAAAGAAGGGAACTTTCAAATATTGATATGTTCACAAATGGAATTACATATGATTGTTATATTACTGATGGCGATAAAGAACAGAGAAAGTCGTTAACTTATAACAATTATAGATTTGATTATGAAGGCAACCTGAATGGTAATGGTATGGTGTCTTTTGGAGAAATATTTACATTAACTAGTTCGTCAGATATAACAAATGACCCAAGTAAATTATATATTGGAGTTACTGCTTCTTTTGGTACTGATGCTACTGTTGCTATTGAAGAAATATTAGAAGAAAACGATGTTGATATAAATCTAAAAAATAAAAATATTACATATACAGGAAATATAGTTGCCTCTGTTAATGGAGCAAATATAACATTACAGTCTAATGCTTTTGATATTCCTATTGATGCTTTTATCTATAATCAAGATGGTAATTATATTGGACAGGTAGCATCAATAAATGGTAGTGTAATTACAATTAAAGATGCTGATGGTGATAGCACATATGATTTATACAGCACACCTGCTGCTAACGATGAAATAACTGTCTATACAAAAAAGCCATTTGTCTTGACTACTAACTTTAATGAAAGTAACGTGTTTAGTAGTATTAATTATTTAGCAGGTAAAGCAGGGCTTGAATATATATTTAATAATAATAAGATTGACTTACAAGATATAGATAATTACGATACCAAAAGAAGATTTTCACTTAAGTATAATAGTGGTTCTAATTTAATATCAGTAGAAAATAATGAAAGTCTTTTCGATGTAGCATCAAAAGTAATAGTTATAGGGGATAAAGTAAAGGCTACGGTAGAAGACCCTTCCGCTATTGAGACTAGGACTATAAAATATATTGATTCAAATATTAAAGACGTTAAAGAAGCGAAGGTTAAGGCAGAGCAGATATTAGAAATACACAGAGCCTCACCTAAGAAGATAACAATAAAAATGCAAAGAAAAGGATATGAGACTATGAAACCAGGGGATTTAATATCATTGGATTTCCCTAATCATAATATTCCTTCTGATGATTATATCGTGTTTGAAATAGAAAACGGCCTACAAAAAATATCTAACATAGTGGTAGGCACATACAATAAAGAAATAGCAGAAAGACTATCCGAATTGCATTCTAGTCAAAGTGATGGTTTTACTCATTTATTCACATCGAACTCAACAGTAGAAGTAATTACTAGATTTTTAGAGGACAAGTTGACATTGAGAAACCATTCCCTTACATTTAAAGTAACAACTTCTGGAGGTGGAACTATGGGTTACGGAACACCACTAGGCTATTCATCAACAATAAATTACGGTAGTGAAACAACAACAGAAACAAGAGGAGCATAATATGATAG